GCTCGTGCCATTCGGTCGAACGCGGCTCCCTCGTGGAGACCTTCTCAACGCTGGAGACGTAACCCGCTGGCAGCTTCGCGAGGTTGCCCGATGCGGTCAGCAGGGCGGTGCATGATGCGGATGGCGAGATATGCCAGCCGCATGCGTTGCGTATCGCGTGCGATGCGGCATCGAGCGCGGTTTCCACCAGAGTCGCGTTGGTGTACTTGCCGCCCGTCATCGTCCCGAAATCCTGCACGGATACCAGAGGCGGCAAATCCTCCGCGTCTATCTCGTAGCTCCACGGCGTGAACATCGTTATTCCTCCGTCTTGTTGCTTGCAGGCGCTGCGGCCTTGTTCTTCCTAGGAGTCGCGGCCTTGCGGCTCCCGCTCCTCTTGCGCGGCTTATGCGGCTCGATGAGCACGGCTCCAGCAGGAGCCTCGCTCTCCTCGAACTGCCACGTGTTCCCGCGCCACCTGTACTCTCGGAGCATCGCGCTCCTCCTTCCGTGCGGAGGGCGCTGGATGCGCCCTCCTGCGTCGTTGTGCGCTATTCGGTCGTGGTCGTGCCGTCAGGGTCAGGGAACGTGCCAGTGATCTTGACGAACGCGGCAGGATACCGCACGGCGAGGTTCAGGCGCTCCTCGATGACGATGGTGATCATGTTCTTGATGAAATCGTCCTCGTTCTGGTTGGCGATGTTGACAGCCATGCCGCCGCCGTTGCCGTGGATGACCGATGCGCCCAGCTTGAACGCGCCGACGAATGCCGTGCCAGCGGAGACCGCGGACGAAACCACCGTGCGGAGTCCCCAGAGAGGCGGCTGCTCGGCGATGCCGTTCTGACCGTACTCGCCATAGAAGAAGCCGCCGCCGTAGTATTGACCGTTGGAGTCCTTGGCAAGGCGCAGCTTCTGGTAGTCGGCGGGATTGATGATGATTGCATCGGCTGCGAAGTTGCTGGCATTCTGAACAGTCATCATGGCCTTGAAGATGCCGTCTGCGCTTGCATCGTCGGAGGTTCCGATTCCGCTGGTGCCTGCGAGCGTGGTAATCAGGAAATCCTCTACCTTTTTCTGATGCAGGTAGATGCCGCGGTTGTTGATGCTCGATGCGAGCCACGGCGCATCGTTGATCAGCTCGTCGCTCTCCTTGTAATGGGCCGCGATCTTCACGAGCGAGACGGTCTTGGCGGTCGGGTCACCGAAGCTGGTGAGCGGCTTCTCCGCGCCCTCCGCGACGGTGGAAACGCCGCCCTCGACGGTGCTCGACTCGACGTAGTAGGTCAGCGCGTTGCCGCTGATGGTCTCGGAGCCGAACAGGTCGGCCACCATGAGCTGGCGGCGCGGCTGCAATACCAGGTTCGTATCGAACTCGGTCACGGCTCCCGCGATGCTCGACGGGATGGTCATAGGCGCTGCGGCCTTGAACATCGGAGTAACGGTCGTGAACTTCTCGTGCGCGTCGATGCCCTGCGCCTTGATGTATTCTGCGGCGTGTTCGCCCAGATTCTTCGCCATCTTCTTCTCCTCTTTCTCGGCTGGTTCGCTCTTGGCGTTGCCCAGCTTCTCCAACAGTTCAGCCGCCTCGTTTGCGGCATCGACGGACGCTTGCGCGGCCTTCACGCCCTCGATGGCGTTGGACAGCTCCTCCGCGCCCTTCTCGCCGTTCTCGACGGCTGCTTTGACCTCGGCGAGGTTGACCTTTGCCTCGGTCAGGGTGTCCATGAGAGTCATGGCTATCCCTCCTTCAAAATCTGCTCTGCTTGCTTCAACAGCGCATCGATGTTCGCGTCCTTCTCCATCGGCTCCTCGGCGTTGCGCGTATCCGCGTCCTCCGCCTTGGCCTCCGAATCGTCCGCGCCCTCGCGCTGCGCATCCTCGGCCCTCGATTCTTCGAGCAGGCCGTTGATGATTGATTGGATGGAGCCGCACAGCTCGGAGATGCGCTCCAGCTCCTCGGCATCCTTGGCGCTGTTCCTGCGCCCTGATTTGACCTCGATTACAGAGGTCTCGCGGTTGGCGGGATACATGACGAGGCTCACTTCGTGGATGTTCAGCTTGCGCAGCTCGTTGGCCTTGCGCCCGTCCTCCAGCTCGACCTCTCCCGCTTCGATAACGTCATATGCGAATGAGAATTTGCACAGCCTGCCGTCGCTCGCCAGCTCACGCGCACGCTGCGCCTTCTCGGTCGCATCGAAAGCTGCCTCGAAATACAGGCCATGCTCGTCCTCGCGCATCTCCGTCACGGTGCCGATGTAGGCTCCCAGGTTGTCGCTCTCGTGGTTCCACAGGAGCGGGATGCTCTTGCCCTCGGCCTTGATGCTTTCCAGCGATTCGGCGAATGCGCCTTTGGCGATAACGTCTCCGTAGGAGTCAGGCTCCCGCGTCCATGTGGCGGCGTATCCGCTTATTGAGCCGTTGTCGGCCTTCGCCTCGATGGTCTTTACCCTGATATCCATTTCTGCTCCCTTCGAGCATTTCTCGTGGCCTGCGAACCATGCGCGTATCGCGTCATCGGTTCCCTGCGGCCTCCCGTCATGCGCTGCACGCTCCAGGCATGTCTCCATATCGGTATCGAGGAGTACGAAATCGGCCTGCGCCTTCTCGTATGCCTCCATGTCCTCTTTGAGCGGGTTGGTGTGTATGACCCACGAGTTAACGTCGGCGGCATGCTCCACCGCCCACTCGATGACGGCGCGGCGTGCGACGAATGCTGCTAGGTTCACATCCGAGCATCTGCGCCTTACCTGATGCGCCTCTTTGCATCCGAATGCCTGAGCTATCGCGTCGTAATCCACCAGCACATCGCCCTCGGCTGCGTGTTCGCGTATGAACGTCGATTTGCCCGAGCAGGGCGCTCCTATGATCACGTGAAGCATCGCGCCTCCTATCCGATGGTGATTTCCAACTGGCAGCGGCAGTTAGCTACCTGCGATGCATCGCCATTGTCAGCGTCTCCAGGCCATTGCATGCCATTACTGAACGCCGTCTCGTAAGGGACTGTTTCGCCGTTCATAGCCGCGTGCGATGCCCTTGGATTCGTGCTCGTAACTACCCAGGTTTTCATGACGTTCTCGCCTCTGCGCTTGTTCTGCCGAGCGCATTCCAGAACCGCCCAGGATGCAAGGGCGCAAGCGAACGCCCTGCCAGCCGACTCACTCCTGTTCTCCTCGGCGTTCTTGAAAACGCCCTCGGGAGTCGATTTCTCGGCCTCGGAGTCCTCGTCCCAGTTATCCTCCGCGATATCCAGCAGCTCGGCGTATGTCGCGGCGTTGACCATCTGCGCCCTGCGCTCGCACATGGAGCGTATGTAGTTCTTTGTCAGCGGCGCGTTGTAGTCGGCTCCGTCGAAAAGCGAGGCCGCTGCGCGTCTGCCGGCGGCTACGGAGATATCCAGCGCCAGCTCCTCCAAATCGTCCGCCAGCTCCTTGTCCCATCGCTCCGCGTTCCACCATGACTCGGCCTTCGCGGTCATCTTCGGGATGACGCTGCGAGCCTGCCGCTTGAAGAAATCGCGGTATGCCTTCGCAAGCGCGTCGGCCTCCTCGTCCTGCGGGTTGCCGCGTGCCTTGCGCTGCGCCGATTTCAGAAGCGGAGTCTCCGAGGCGTTGTATCGCTCCATCGTCGGGTCGGTGTCATGCCCTGATGCGAGGCCTCCGACGAGGACGTTGAGCGGGACGATCAGATCTCCGTCAGGCTCGGCGGGTAAGTCCATGAGCGCCCTGACCTCTTGGCGGCTCATGAACGGGCCTCCGCAGGCCGTCTGCAATGCGGCTATTCGCTCCTCCATCGTGCCTTGCGTCTTTATCGAAATGTCGTATACGACGTAATGGCTCTCAGGCTCGCCCACCATAGGCAATAGGCGCATGTTGAGCGAGTCCGTTGCGAGCATCAGCGTCGGAGCCAGACAGTCGTTGTAGAGCGCCCTCGCGTTGTCGCGTGCGCTCGCGTAGGTCTGACCGCTGCCAGGCCACAGCAGCGCGGGATTGAAGTGGTAGATGCCTGCCACGTCCTCGCGTGACAGCCTCACCGATTCGGCCCATTGCGCGTCGCGGCTGTTAAATTGCACGGTCTTTATCTCCATGCCGTCCTCCAGGATCGGCATGCCGCCGCCGTCGCTCGCGTTGCCGCCTGCCCAGCTCGCCTTCCATGTCTCCTTGAAGCGGTTGTAGCCTTCGTCCGTCCATTTCTGCACGTCCTTCGGGCGCGTGAGATATGCGTTGAAGCGGCCTCCGCGCTGCCACATCTGCCGCCTGAACTTGTTTGACTCTATCTGCTCGTGCAGCGTCTCTTTGAGCGCGGATATCCTCGAATACTGCCGCATCGGGTCGGTCGGGTCGTAGCCGTGCAATAGGATGAATTTGTCGGCGGGAACCCTTATCGGAGGATTGCCCGGACTCGCTATGTCGATGGACTCTGGAGCGAACGGCGAAGCGCCGTTGTAGCTCGCAATCCAGCTAGCGGGTATCGGCCTCATCTCCCAGCCGCTCGGAGTCTCGGCGTTCGGCAATACGAGCATGAGGAAACGCTCGTAAAGCAGAATGTCCGAATACATCCAGCGCTTGAACTCGAACGGAGTCATGTCTGCGTTCGGGTATTGCAGCAGCAGCGAGGCGGTCGAATCCGTCACACGCGGCCTGTCGTTCTGCGCCGCCCTCTCATGCACTTTTAGCGGAACCTGCGCGGCGTTGTCGGCTAGAAAGCTGACAGCGGCGCGGAGATTCGGCTGCGTGCGGTACAGAGCAGCCGCATCCATGTTAGCGACGGCTACGCCAACATCGCCGCCGTAGATATACACGGGCGCTGGCCTCCATAGCGTCCGCAGGTTTCGGAACAGGCCCATACGGGAACCTCCATTCAATCGAGCCGATGCATAAAAAAAGCCGCTATCCGCGGCGGTGGTTTGCGTTGCCCTTCAATGCCTCATCCCAGGGCATTTCTCGGTACTTGCGAGATATCGGCGAATCTATCCACTCGTGCCTCTGCACTCCGGCGAAGTGCTTTATGCGGCATCCCATGTCGTGGCCCTTGTCCGTCCAGTAGTTGGAGTTGTAGATATTGGGCAGGTCGTATATGCGCCCTTGGCATAGGTAGTTTCCAACGTCCTGCTCAACCCATGTATATTTTCGCTTGTTCAATACCTCTATGCACTCGTCGGCCTTGCCGTCCCTCAGCTTTTCGAGGTTGTAGAGCACCACGCCGAAATTGCAGTAAAGCAGGCCGTTTCCAGTCCTATGCCACTCATGCGAGGCGGCTAGATAATGCCCGTCCAGGTTCGTCTCCCAGATATCCGAGCAATCCCTCACCGCAAACGTATCGCAATCGAGCGATAGCACGGTGTCAACGTCCGGCAGGACATGGCACAGCGCTATGCGCATCATCGCCATATAGGTGTATTGGCTGTTCATGTTCGGCCCTTGCGCATCGAAAAGCGTCTGACCGCTCACGTTGATGCATTCAACGATATCGGGCAGCTCGCGAGGGAACGCGTCATCCTCGATGATGAAGTGCACCGCATCCACGTCGCTGTTGGATACGAGCGACTTAGCCGCCGCCTCCATATCGTCGTAGATGGCCCTCGTGCCGCAGTATGCCGCATGCTTCATGATCACACCTCATGCAGCGAACGGTACGCATGACCGCACGCCGCCCTCGTATCCGCATAGACTTGTACGCCGTTGTCCCGGCAGAGATTGCAGAAATACACATCCTCGCCCGTCTCGCCGCCGTCTGGCTTTACCACCCAGCGGAACCACGGGCGCGGCAGCTTCTTCAAGATGCCCACCCTTACGAGCGAGCATCCCATGCCGCCGCCCTGCACGCGCAGCTTCGTTATCCCTGCGGTTTCGAGCGAATGCAGCTCGTTCGCCGTGTACCTTGTAGTCCAGTTTCCGTATTTCCACAGGCACGTCTCGCCCTGCGGCCTGTTCTTCCATTGGTAGTACCCGAGAACCACATCGGCATCCAGCTCCAGCATGTTCGCCAGCGCGTCGATAGGCGGTACGGTGTCGGAATCCACCATGAGGAGCCATTCGGCTCCGTACTCCTGCGCCTTCTCGCACATTTTGATTCGCGCAAGTGCGCAATCGTAGCCTTTCACCGCCTCGAACATGGCATCGTGCCCAGCCGTGTCCAGCTCCCACAACGCCTTATAGGTCTCCGTGCTTATGCTCTCGTATGTCGGTACGGAGATAAGCACGCTCATACGATCATCACTCCTCGCGTGTTGTATACGCTCTCGTATTCCTTCGCAGGCTTTTCTGATGCGGTCGCAGCGCCCAGCGCCATCGTGCATGCTATGAGCGGCGATATATCCTCCAGCGATTTGTTCCTGTCCCATGCCCACGCGCCATCGCCCAGCGGCCTCGTGGCTGCGATGTTCGCGGCTAGGTCTAGCGCAGGCTGCGGTCGATGCATGACGGGCGTTGCGTCCGATTCGCTGTCAGGGTCGCAGGCCGCTACCGCGTCCCATAGCCGCCCTGCCCAGCCTGCCACGTCGCGCCCTGCGCACTCGATGACCTCCACGCCGTCTATGGCGGCGATAACGTCAAGCATCGAGGATATGGGCGCTCCGCGTGATTGCATCGCAACGCGCATGCCGCCCTTGTAGTTCGGCGCGGCTGTTGCGAGCCAGTTTACAAGCCATCCCGTGCCGCCCTTGTACTCAGCCAGCTCGATGTGCAGCTTTCCGTCCGGGCGCTTGCCGCATACCGCTATCGATGATTTGCCTCTGTCGGCTGATATGTCGGCTCCGAACCACAGCGGCGAATCGTCTGCGATGGTCGATTGGCTGTCCTTGCCAGCGTCCCACGCTCCGATAGGGAACGGAGGCGCTATGGTTGCCGTCACCCATTGGCACAGGCACTCCGTCTTGAACTCGTCAGGCGGGTCTGTTGCGCACGAACTTGCAATCGACCGCTCCGTTACAAATCCGTATCCGAGCGACGGATTAGCCAATGCCCATTCGCTGCGGTCGCGTATATCGGCATTCGGATGCGCAGACCACTCGAAGATGCCGAGCGTGTCATCATCGAAATCATCCAGCTCGTCCATACCGACGGCATGCTCACCCATCGAGCGGCAGATGCCGTCAGGGTCTCCGATTCTCGCATGCGCTTTTATCCGAAGATTGCGCAATACGATACTCGCGCCGTCTCCAGCGTTCGACATGCACCATACAAGCGCATTCGGACGCGCCATCGTTGTCTTTGTCACGGCAGACCATGCGGAATAATCCTGATGCTCTCGCAGCTCGTCAAGCAATACCAAATCGCCAGATTTGCCGCGTGCGCCCTTCCGATTCGCCGCCGTGATGCGATAACGCCTCCTGCCGGAGAGCGTTATCGTCTTTCGACCGCTGGAGCGCTTAACGTCCTCTATCTCCTTCGATAGCTCATCATTGCCCTCTGCGATATCGACAACGCCATCCCAGACCTCCTCGGCAGCGTCCAGGTTCGTTGATGTGCCGATTATGAGATTAACTCCGAGCGCGTACAGGAAGAACAGCGCCAGAATCTCGCTCATCATCGTCTTGCCCTGCTGACGCGCAACGAGTACAAGCACCGTCCTGTACCTGAATACCCACTCGCCATCGAAATCGCCGATGATTTCCAGCGCATGGATGAACAGCCACTCCTGCCACGGCAATAATTCGATTTCAAGCACATCACGGGCAAAGTCTACGACTGCATATCCGAGCGTGGTATCTGGAGTCAGCTCGCGAAGCGGATACGTGGAGATACGCGGCTCGGTCGAACCTCTAAGCACTTCTCACCGCCGAAATGTTCGAGTATTTATCGCGGAAGTTCATAAGCGGAGAGCCTATTCCCGTCTGCTTCTCGCTCGACTTGCCGCCCGTCTGCGCTGCTATTGCGCGGAGCGTGGCGTGGTAGCTTTTGAGCAGCTTTTCGTATGCTGTGTATTCTGGATTCTCCCGTGTGCCTTTCTGACCGCCGCCGTTATCGTATTCGATGACGAGAGGCTGGTTGTCTAGCCGCTTGCGCGATTCCTCCAGCTTCGAGCGCAGGAAATCGGCCTGCGCTTCGAGTTCGCGTAGATCGTTGTTCTTCGGCATTTGGCTACCCTCCTCATTTTACGAACACGCGAAAAGAT